TCAAAAAGACTGGGATAAAGTTCAACAAGTCTTTCGTTAAATGATAAAAAAAAACCTTCGCACTTAAAAAGGCATCTAACGGAGCATGATACATTATTGATGAGTATTCTAAACTACCCTTGTATTTCTCAGTTAGATATTTTCCGTTTTGCCTGGTGGTTATTGGTCGATACATTACCGCCATTGCATTTGTCATCTTTTCTATATCGTTAACATAATCTGTCAGGTCGTTGTTTTCTCCGTAGCTCATTTGGTCTAGACTTGGAATAAATCCAAACTCTTTTCCTCCTAGTTTAAAGCTTTGTATTAGCTCCTTTGGCTCTTCTAATAATAACTTATTGATTGCTTCAACTAGCCTGCTAACGTCCGTTGCCTTCATGTCAAAGACTCCTTTAGTGTCTATCCCGTAGAAGCATCTTAACACGTCGTAGTCGTTAGGCTCTTCTATCTTTGCAAACTCTTGATAGTGTCCTAACTTAATTTCGCTTAGCTTCTCTGGTATAGTTATCTCTAGCTTCATATCTAATATACTTTGAATTTGTTTGTTTGTAACCTAATCGGGTCTTATTTTAAGTTTCTAGCGTTTATAGTAGTTTGGTGCGACCTCTCCACAGGGTAGAGACAACTAATATACGTAATACTTCCCTTTGTTCGGGTTTCCTAACTGATATTCAATGTTATATCTCGAACCATCTATTGCATGATTCCAGTCATCTACATAAAGTTTGCTTGTCTTATCTGAATAAACATGATTGTTTAGTTCCTTTCCTAGCTCTATGCTTTCGGGGTCTACTATTATTTTATAGTCTAGCATTAATGTAATACCAAATTCGATTAAACCCTTCTTATGCTGTTTTATATTGCATCCTCTATGCTTAAGGTCTTCGACTAGTCTAGGGTCTACTTCTGAGATTATAAGCTTCTTACCTACCTTAGCAAGTATAAGTTTTGCAAGGTCGTCAACCTTTAATCCGTTCCTGTAGATGTGAAGTTTAAGATATATTATCTTCTTTGCCTTATCGATTGCAACCTCTGTTAGTGTATCTGGGTCAACGCTAAAACCAAAGTCCATACCGCAAGACGTCTGCAAACTATTTGGATTAAACTTTCCATACTCCCAATTCTCAAATACAACTCCTTCAGCTTTATCTAGCCAACCTCCTAGTATCTTATGGTTAAACTTCTTTAGATTGTTTTTCTTTAGTCGTTCTATGTCGTGTATAAAACTCTTAGATAGGTTTTCCTTGTTGTCGATGTAATCAGTATGTATGTAGTTTACATCTTCTATCGTTTGATTGTTTCCTTCCTTAACTCCCCTGCTTTCAAAAAACTTCTTATAGATAAAGTGTTCTTTGGTTGAAGGGTTCATAATAATTATAACTCTATTCTGTACACCTTGTTGTCTTACTGATAAATTAATAGTATCAAATTTATCTTCGTCTAGTAGTTCTTCAGCTTCGTCTAGTACCCAAGTCGATAGTCCTTGTATCGATTTAAGGTTTGCTGTCTGATCTCCTGAAGATGTTTTAATACCTCTAAATAGTATTTTTGACCCGCTTACTTTATTGATGATAGAATCCTTTGTGATTGTAAAGTCTTTCATCTTTCCCATTAACTCAATCTTTTCTATAAACTCTGGTATAATTGAGATGTGAGCAGCTCTTAAGGTGTAACGAGTGTAAAGTATTACATGACCTTTTTCATAGGATAGAAGACTTACTAGGTAGGTAATTGCAAATGACTTACCACTACCTCTACCGCCTGTTATTATAGAAAACTTTGCATCGCTTCCTATTCTTTTATACTTCTCGTTTAGTTTTATCAAAACCTATTAATTCATTAAATGCTAAACTTTGTCCTCCAGTTGTAATGTCAATAGATTCTTTTGGCTTTCCGTATCTGTATTCAAAGTAAAGTTTTAAGGCGTTAAAGTTTCCGTCTGTGATGAGTTCGTTTAGTTTCTTAACTACACTATCTTTGTCTATGAGTTGATCTAACTTTTCAATAAGTTTTATCTCGTCTGCCTTTGGCTTTCTTCCAGCATTCTTATTTCCTCCATTGTTTTTTCTGCCATCTTCTTTTTTCATAATCAAATAAAATCATTAATGAATATTTATAGGTCTTCAGGCTTTTTAAATATTCTTGTTGGGTGCATTGTTAATATTGTTTTAATACTTTTTCTAACTTATTGATTGTTGCTCTCACACAACTAGGGCATGAGCTTAATTCTATTTGCTGAGCAAAGATACGATTATGAATTTTAATGATTTGCTTCTGTAGATCTATGCTTGCGACCGCTGGTTTATTCGCTATTAGTTTTGTTAGGTATTCGTACTCATCTTCATTTAAGCATTTTGGTACATCGTAGGCAAATGATTCATTAAGTTTCGCCTGGCGCTCATCACATCCGCAATCTTCGCCAGCAATGAACTTTACTAGCTTGTCTACGCCTGTTGCCTTGGTTGCTTTTGCGATGGTGTCGCCTAGTCCTTTAGATTTGTTCTCGTGTCTTTTCTTGTACTCCTTATATTCTTTAGTCCTCTTGTCTAGGCTTTCCAAATATTCTGCTGGCTCTTTCTTGATTTCTTGTTGCATTGTATATTTTTTTAAGTTGTTTTCCTATTATTACTTTGCTTGTGCCTTCCATTTTGTAGTACTTGTTAGGCTTTATGTTCTTAATAAACTCTCTTGTTTCTTCGTCTTTGCTTAGGTCTTTTTTCATTTGCTTAGTCTTTGTTTTAATGATTCTATTCCTTTGTTCTTTGCTCTCATCATCTTGACCCTGCAAATGCTTGTCTCTCGCTCTATCTCGCAAAGGCTAATGCCTTCAATCTTATGTAGCTGTATTACTTGTCTCTCAAAATAAGGAAGCTCATGTAGTGCCTTTTGTATATCAATCCAGTTTAAATGATCATCGCTCTTTAAATTATCTTCTATTCGGTTCTCGTCTATGTTAAAATTAAACTCTTTTTTTTTGTGACTATCGTAGCAAAGATTCCTTAAGGTTACATATACATAACCATTATAATTTAGCTCTGTGACTATTTTAGACTTGCTTATCTTAATGTACATTTCTTGTACTATGTCTTCTGGATAGTCAGTTACTCCAAAGACCTTGCAAACGTTAATCCATTCTTTGTGATTTTCTGAGATTAAGCTGAGTACATTCATTAAGGCTTATTTGATTATCTCAAAGATAAGCTTTTTTTTTAATATGCTTAATTTTTTGTTAGTATGTTAATTTCTTCCGTAATTTCAAAGTCGTAATGACTGCTTTCTTCCGTTCCACAACTCAATAAATAAGTTATGCTTTGGCTTCTTATGCAGTAACCAGTTACCATTCTTTTTTTTTGTTCTGTATCGGTAATTAAGAAAACAGAATCTCCAATCTTAAATTTAGTATCTATTAACATCATTTAATTTTACTTAAGGCAATCGCCCATAATTCTAATTCTGTGTGAATTTTTTTTAGTAATCTTTTAATATTTCTCATTTTTTTAAATTTTAAAATTGTTGTTATTATTGTAAATATAATTAATACTATGATAAAAACTATCATACTGACTAATGCAAAAGCTTGTAAGAATTCATCCATGGTTTTGTTTTGTTATTCATATCCGTTGTTACCCATAATAATTTTTTAGCCATCTACACGTGCTGCTGCAACGGCATAGTATTGCGGGTCTTTCTCTATTCCTATGCCGTTTCTGTTTAGGTTTTTACACGCTAGCATTGTTGTTCCAGACCCCATAGTGTTGTCTAAAATAGTATCGTTTTCATTTGAATACGTTTTTACCAAATACTCTAACAAGTCTAATGGTTTTTGTGTTGAGTGTAGTCTTTTAAAATGGTCAGTTGGTATGTAAATATAACTTTCAGGATAATTTTTATCTTTTTCAAAACCAACCCCATAAAACAAAGTTGTATTATCGTTTCTTATTTGTTTTTGGTTTTTAGATTTTTGTGTTTTAGGCATTTCTTTTCTTGCCTTTCTTTTTGTTTTTTGAGGGTTGTAGGTATATTTTATTTTTGAATTATGTGTAGTCCCTCCTTTACTGAAAACTATAACATCTTCAATGGTTTTTCTTGGTTGTGTTTTAGCGTGAATAAAGTTGCTACATTTATCTTTATGCCATTTAATATCGTACTTATATAGTTTCAAATTACTTATTCTTAAAAGACTACTAAAAGGCTCTTGACCAAATAATACAATAGCACCATTATCTTTTATAATGCGCTTATACTGTTCCCAAAGTGGCTCAAAAGGTATTACACTATCCCATTTACAAGCGGT